TTACCATTATGCTATCTGTCTCACAACAAATACGCTTCTTTACTCTAAAGAGATGTCTGGTGTTGGGTCAAATCCATTTATTTGTTTCCGTTGGGCAAAATGCGCTGGGGAAGTCTATGGTCGTGGGCCTATCATTAGTGCTTTGTCCGCAATTAAGACTACTAATCTAACGATTGAGATGATTCTTGAGAATGCTCAGATGGCAATATCTGGCATTTATCAAATGGAAGATGATGGCGTAATTAATCCTGATACAATTAACCTTGTACCAGGGAGTATTATTCCAAAAGCCATGGGAAGCCGTGGTTTAGAGCCTATTCAGGCGGCTGGTCGCTTTGATGTTGCGCAACTTATTCTTTCTGAGCAACGCTTAAACATTAAGCGAGCATTGTTTAACGATATGCTTGGCGATCCAGATAAGACACCAGCCACAGCAACCGAGGTTGCAGAACGTATGGCTGATTTGTCTCGTCGTATGGGCGCTGCATTTGGCCGTTTGCAAGCAGAGCTTATTCAGCCAGTGCTTCAGCGCGTCATTTACATCTTAAAGAAACAAGGACGCATTGAAGTACCGACGGTTAATGGCCGTGAGGTAAAGATTCGTTCTATTTCACCACTTGCACAAGCTCAAGCAAACCAAGACATTTCTAGCGTTGCTCGCTTCTTAGAGTTGGTTGGTGGTGTATTCGGCCCAGAGATGTTGCAGGTATTAATTGATAGTGAAAAAACAGCTGTTCACCTAGCCAAAAAGTTTGGTGTGCCAGAAAGCTTGATTCGTGACGAAAATCAGCGTAAACAAATAGCTGCATTAGCGCAGCAAATGGCGCAACAGCAGGGGATAATGCCGAGTGGTCAACAAGGTTAATATCGGACTAGACGGAATACAGAGATCAACTGACTTAGACAAGCAAGTTAGTCAGAATGTTGCAGAAGTTTTCTCAACGCCAGCAGGCAAAGAGGTTCTTCGTTATTTGCGATCCATTACTATTGAAATGGTAAATGGGCCTAATGTGACAACGGAAGAGTTACGCCATATAGAGGGTCAACGATATATTGTTGGCCTTCTTGAACAGCGTATTGCACATGCACATAGGAGTAAACAATGAGTGAAGATAATGCAGTAGAGATTGCAGCCGCAGATGGTCGTGATTTTGTAACGGAAGAAGACCTGAACAAATCAGAAGCTCCAGCGCGACCAGAATGGTTGCCTGAAAAATTTAATACAGCAGAAGATTTAGCTAAATCCTATGATGAGCTATCAAAAAAGCTGGGAACAAAAGAGGAGGACATGCGCAAGTCTATCCTTGAAGAGATTCAATCCCAAGCTTTTTCAGACCGCCCAGATTCAGCTGGTGATTATCAGCTTCCAGACATTGTTGATGACAGTCTTGCCGTAGATAGTGATCTGTTAAAATGGTGGTCAGAACATTCTTTTGAGAATGGGTATAGTCAATCGGAATTTGAACAAGGCATTGAGATGTATGCTCAGGCAATTAATGCAAATCAGCCAGACTTAGAGGCTGAGATGGCAAAGCTTGGCGACAATGCAAATGCTCGAATTGACGCAGCGTCAGCTTTTGCAAACAAGTTCTTTCCATCATCGGCATTGCCAGCGATTGAACGCATGTGTGAAACCCACGAAGGAATAATTGCGCTTGAAGCAATTCAAGAAGCAATGAAGGATGGAACATTTAGTGAGCCAGTACAAGCAGCTGGTCGCATAAGTCAAGATGATCTTAATGAAATGATGCGCCACCCTGATTACTGGAAGGATGGATCTCAGGTTCGGAAGCAAGTCGAGGCGGGGTTCAAAGAGTTATATGGACGTTAAGATTATTAATCGTGGTCCTTATTACTTAACTCCTTTGCGCAAGGATCATCTTCAGGAAGTCCACGATCATCTTAGCAAGGAAAATCGACGAGAGCTAAAGCTTCTTGGGTATAGCAGCATTATGCAAGCTCTTGAAGAAATGTATGAATGCTCTGAATGTTATCTGGCTCGCAAGGATGGCGAGCCTTTTCTTTTTGTTGGTGGTCTTTGGTATGATGCTGGAGATGATATGCCGCAGATGTTTGCTATGTTTTCAGAACAGCTTGGTGACAACTTCACCGCTATAGCTAGAGGGTCTAAAATGTTTTTAGACTACATCGATAAAACAAATCCCAACACAACAATGACTATTCTGGCTGATTATGAACATATGATTCAGTGGGCATTGTGGTTGGGTTATGAACCTGTAGGTGTTGCCCTAAACGGAAATAACAAATATGTAGAGTTTGTGCGTTGTAAAAATCCACATGCAGATGTTTATGATAGCACATCACGGCCCATGATGCACTGATCGGCCCGAAAGGATACCCGAAATGAGGCTGCTAGTGGATACCCGTAGCAAACCCGAAACTTAATCAAGGACTGATAAAATGGCTAATACAATCGACCAAGCCTTCATCAAACAGTTCGAGTCTGAAGTACACATGGCTTACCAACGTATGGGTTCAAAGCTACGCGGTACAGTTCGTACAACGAATGTAAATGGCTCGACAGCGCGTTTCCAAGTAATTGGTAAAGGCACAGCATCTACCAAGACTCGTAACGGTGACGTTTCCGTAATGGAATTGGCACACACCTATGTCGAAGCAACAATGGCTGACAAATATGCAGCTGAGTACATCGACAAACTGGACGAGTTGAAGATCAACATTAACGAGCGTCAAGCTGTGGCACAATCTGCTGCTGCTGCATTGGGTCGTGAGACTGATTCAGTTATCACAACTGCAATGGATGCAGGTGCAAATGCGACTGCAATCGCAGATGCAACTGGCGCACTTGTTAAAGCTGACTTGCTAACTTTGTTTGAAACATTTGGCACAGCAGACATTCCAGAAGATGGCCAACGCTATCTTGCAATGTCACCAGCTGGTTTTGCTGACTTGTTCAACATTACTGAGTTTGCATCTTCTGACTATGTTGGCCCACAAAACTTGCCATTTGCTGGCGGCATGACAATGAAAGAGTTCTTAGGCTTTAAGATCTTCTCAACGTCTGCGGTTGCTGGTGGTAAAAACTTTGCGTATCACACACGCGCAATCGGTCTAGGCATCAACGCTGATGTCCAAACTGAAGTAAACTACGTTCCACAGAAAGTGGCGCATTTGGCGACATCGATGATGTCAATGGGTGCTAAGGTCATTGATGACGACGGTGTTTACGAAGTCCTAGACAACAACTAATAGGGAGGGGGGCGTAAGCCCCCTAACTGCTATGCCAGCAAATACAGCCATTAAAGTATGTTCTCGCGCCTCCATATTAATTGGGGGTTCTCCTATTTCATCATTCTCGGAGGGAACAGCCGAGGCTGACATTTGTGATGCAATGTATGAAGATATTGCTCGATCAGCGCTTACTAACACACGGTGGCGGTTTGCGACTAATCAAGCACAACTCTCTCGGCTAGAAGCGGCCCCAACAGGTCGCTTTGATGCTGCATATCAGTTACCTGCTGACTTAATTATGTTGAGCGCAATAACAATAAACGATGACCCAATCATCTATGATACTTACGGCGATAAAGTTTACTGTGATGCAAATGAAGCAGAGGTCTTGATTGCTGACTATATTTTTAGGGCTGATGAATCTACATGGCCGCCTTACTTTACGATTGCAGTAGAGTTTGCGATGGCATCTGTGCTTGCTTTGTCGGCTGCCCGTGACGGTGCGCTTGCAAATGCTATGGATCAAAAAGCTGAGATGAGTTTGATTAAAGCGCGTCGATTGGATTCACAACAACAAACAACGCGCAAGTTAAATACTTCGAGGTTTATAACACAAAGGCTTAGCTGATGCAGAAAGTTAGAGTACCACAAAATAGCTTTCAGTTTGGTGAGGTCAGTGATTCGTTGATAATGCGCACAGATTCACCTGTGTATGCTGCTTCTGCTCAACGTATCGAGAACATGGTTGTTACTGCTGAAGGCTCTCTTAAAAAGCGCTATGGCCTAAAGCACATCCACGACTATAGTATTACTTATGATGCTAATAATCCTGCTCAGTCTCATTTGTTCAAATTCGAGTTTGATGACAATGAGCGATATGTAATTTCTATTGAGCATCAAAAGCTTCGCTGTTTTTTCTTAGAAACTGATGGTTCTGTTACACTAGCTGAGACCTTGACTGCAGATACGAATGGAGATGCGCTGCCATTCGATCAAGATTATTTACAAGAATACACTACGGCTCAGTATGGCGATGTGATGTTTATCTCGCATCCTTTGTTTTCACCAAGAATGTTAATCCGTACTGGATTAGATTCATTTGAGATTACACCTTAT